GAACAGATTCATGTCCCGAACGTCGTGCAGTTCGAGGCGTGGGCGCAGTTCACGATTATGGACCCGTTGGAGTGTCCTCCGAAGTACGAAGATGACGGTGGCGATTCGAGTATGGACGAAGTAATTCCTTAGTAAGAAAGAGGCTTATTATGAGTTTAGAAGAAAAAATCTTAGAAATACTAACTGAAGGTAGTTACACAGCAGATGAGGTACAACATATTCTAGGTGTAGAGCATCAATCTAATTCTGCTGCATTTACAAAACTCAAAAAGAATGGTTTGATTGAACCCACTGGTGCAACCCGAAAGACTCGTTTAGGTAGAAATGCTAAGGTTATGCAACTAGCACAGCCTAAAACAACACTACCTTTAGACTAAAATAATCTATGACTGAAACCCGTAACATCATTGATCATTACCATTATTGGAAGCACGATGCCATCCTTGCTGATCTCGACTCTAAGCGGCACAACTATTCTGTTTTGTGTTCAAATCTATATAACGACTTCAATATTAGCACTGTTGTGCGTAATGCTAATGCCTTTCTATCCAGAGAAGTCATCATCTACGGATCAAGACAATGGGACAGACGAGGAGCAGTAGGGACGCATAACTATAGTAGGATGAAATATTTTAAGGAGTCCGAATACGATGGATTGGTTGAATACATTACTAATTTCCAGTTGGTCGCTTTTGATAATATTGAAGGTTCTAGAGATCTCTCTACTTTTGAATGGAACACTGACAAGCATACCTTGCTCATGTTCGGACAAGAGCAAGTAGGGCTTCCACAGAATCTACTTGACATCGCGGATGATATCGTTTATATTCCGCAGTATGGTTCGGTGAGAAGTTTGAATGTAGGAACTGCATCGGGTATTGCGATGTACGATTATTGTTCAAAGACTCTCTCTACTAAATAATAAGAAGGAGACTCCTATGGACAGCAGAAAAGAAAATCTCAATCGTAAATCGGAAAGAGAAGCACCTTACTACTGGCATTCAAAGGTAATGTATGATGGTAAAGTTTACCACATGCTCCTCACCGATAAAGAAGTGAATAGAGGTATTGATAGAATGAACAGAAATCCAGAAGACTATCCAAGTATCTGGAAGCGACTTAGATTAGCATTTGGAATTTGACGCCACCGTAGCTCAGTTGGCAGAGCAGAGGTTTTGTAAACCTCAGGTCGCAGGTTCGAGTCCTGTTGGTGGCTGTGAGTGTCCCATGGTGTAACGGTAGCACGAGAGATTTTGGTTCTCTTTGTCCTAGTTCGAATCTAGGTGGGACAGTACAGCCTTTTGATTACGTTGAATACAAATCTAATATAGAACTAAGTGAGCTGCTAATTGAAGCACTTGATTGTAACTGTGATACGGTTCTTGGTGTAGAACCATTTATTGAAGTATAAGTTGAATATGTAGTAGTATTTGACTCTACTATTATTTTTCCACCTGAATTTTGAATTAATTTATCGTAGTAATATAAAGTCCCTGGACTTGTTGGTGTTAATGCTATTATATTTCCAGTTTCAACTACCAGAGGATATTCAATTCCATTGTTCCATATTCCATCTTGCGTTGAGCTTATTGAGAAGTTTACCGATGATCCTATTCGATGAAAAATATAAGTACTTCCTGTAGTTAATTTTATTTCCGGTGTTACATATTCACCAAATTTATACTTGTATGTTACTTGATTTAATATTGGAGAAAAGAAAAATATGTTATTAGATGGTGTTGCGACTATTTGTACTGTACTCGCATCTTCATCAATATCAACTCTGAATAAATCAAAATTACTTTCAGCATTAAATCTGTTCTCCGTGGTCATTGTATAGCCAGCGGTTCCTCCGCTAAGTCCTAATATTTCATGACCATTTTTATCAATGATAATTGAAGTTATATCAAAAAGTTTTCCGCTATTAGTTCCATTATTTAATCTTATTTTATCGTTTGGAACAACACCTAAATTTATAAAACTTTCTGTGCTAGTAGAAGAAAAGAAGTTCTTTATCATGTAGTTAGAATCAGTGCTTATACCAGAAGCAGATGTTAGCATTAGAAAATCTTCTGTAAAATTTTCTTTTTTGTATTTTTTATCGTAATCCTTTGGTGCTTCTACTGTATCGACACTGGCAACTAAAACACGATCGTATTTATTTAAAACTGTATAAGTTCCAGATATGTCACTTTCTTCGTTTGTTTCAGGATCAATATTGAATGCATCAGTTAAAGTTATTCCGTCACCAGTGGTAAGACCTGAAAATATAACTGATATTTGATCAAAGCTATTTGAGAAATCACAATGCGTAAAATCAAAAACTGCGTATGTATTACCTTCAACTAAAGTTATATCTGGAATACAAAGTATTGGTTTATCTATATCAGTATTATCATCGAATGTATCAAAAAATTTCAAACCATGAAACGACCCAGAAGCATATTGCTCTGGGGTCGTTGTATCACGGCGTTTTGTATTTCCTCTTGAACTCATGATCCGATATAATTAATTCTTCTGGTATCTCCAGAAATTCCAAGGACATATATTAGATTTGTATTGTTACACTCTAGGAAAAGACTTTCTCCCGATTCTAATACATATCCATTTGTTGTTATACCTGCAGATATACCGGAGTTTCCAACATATACAAAGCTTGCATTTGCTGGGTTAGATTTAATTGTTACTCCCTTATTTAGAGTATTTGATGGGAGTTGAGTTGCTGCGGTAGTCCCTGCAACAATAGATCCTGAAACCAAAACAGATGGCTGAGTGATTTCACTAACGATTGTTTTTTGGGTTCCATCTATAAAGAATCCACCAGTTACAGAGATTGCAGTTGATGGAGAATTTGTGACTTCAATTGCCTCTCCATTTCTTCCCTTAACCGCAATTGGCTCCGCTCCAGATACACCCTTGATGTTTAATGCTCCTGCTGCATCCTGGCTATTATTGGTTACACCTACAATTGCACTTGAGACGAATGTAAAGGTTGTTCCAGTGTTCACAAGGTTTACATTTATTGCATCACCAGAATTTCCTATAGTTGTGCCATCAGCAGCGAATAAAGAAGTGTTAACGTATCTTCCGCCATCCCAACCGAATACAGAAACGGAATCAGTTCCTGAATTTAGATTCAGTGTTCCTGCTGAAATACCTACAGATCCATGAACGGTAATGCTATCTGTAGTATGGCTTAATGCTCTTTCTCCTGTTACCGTGACCGCAGAACCAATATAAACTGTTCCGGTTACTCCTACAGGATCTCCTGTTGTTGAACCAGCAACAGCCAAGTAGTGCAATGTAGTTCCGCTGACGCCACTTACTGTGTAGTTGACTATAGGAAATGATCCACTGGCTCCGAGGTTGCCTGTGACTACTAGGGATTCTCCGGTGACTTCCATAATTTGAACTGGAAGTGGATATGTTTCGTTTGCTCTGTACGAGGTGTTTTCATCACCCCATACGAGTTTCGACAGAGGGAGGTGGCAAGTAGCACCAACTGGTGATGTTCCAAAGTCAGTACAAAAATCTGCACTTCCTCCATAGACATTTACTTTTAATGACATTTAAATTCTCCGTTCTATTATAATATATATATTTACATTGACATTTTCTAAAAATTACGCTAAAATAGGAGCATCAAATGGCTAACAGGTTCTGGGTACTTTCAAACGAAGATTCAAAGGCAGCAATTTTCAGAGCAAGACATCAGGCAGAAAATGGTGGAACATGGAACAAGGGGACAAACGGTTGGACCTGGACCTCCGAAAAAACTGAAGAAACTGAAGAAACTCCAAAGAAGAAGAGACTTTTTAGTAGGAAATCTAAATGATAACAGATGAGTTGAAAACACAATTTTGCAATGAAGTTTTAAAATTTACACAAAATAATAAAGAAACATATATCGACGCAGTTTTGCTCACATCCGAGAAATTTGGATTTGGTCCAGAAGTTGGAGCAAAACTTTTATCAAAGCCTATAATTGAAAAAATAAAAGTAGAAGGGGAAGAAATTAATTTACTTCCAAAAATGTGTAAACTTCCCTTTTGACACAGTATTATTAGAATTGATATTTAGTACTGGGATGGTCCCAGTGTAATAGTGCCGGGGTAGATCCTCGGGAAAGGATAACACATGAGTTTTGCAGATTTTAAGAAGAAGTCACAGAGTAGCATTGCAGATCTTCAGAAGAAGATCGAGGAGACTGAGAGCAAAGAGTCCTACAAGGACGATCGCTTCTGGAAGCCCCAGATGGACAAGTCGGAGAACGGTTATGCCGTGATTCGCTTCCTTCCTGCTCCTGGAGATGAGGAACTTCCTTGGGTGAAGACTTTCTCCCACGGATTCCAAGGTAAGGGTGGATGGTTCATTGAGAAC